TCACAACAAAACACACTGATTTCTTTAACAAAAGAAGTATCAATTACAGTAAAAAACAAAAATCAATTACACTCAACGACTTATTTTAAATTTATAAAAAAACAATATGGAAAATGTAAAACCATTCGATTGGATCAATGAAGAATCAATCGTATTTCTTCGTCGTGGATATTTGAGTGAGGGTGAAAACCCCACCGAAAGAGTTAGAGTTATTGCTGACCACGCAGAGAAAATTTTAGGGATCGAAGGATTCGCCGATAAATTCTATGACTATATGGGCAGAGGATGGTATTCACTATCGTCACCCGTTTGGGCAAACTTCGGTAAGAAAAGGGGATTACCTGTAAGTTGTTTCGGATCGAACATCGGAGATAACATTGAATCGATCTTATACACTCAGGCAGAGGTCGGAGAGATGAGTAAGATGGGTGGTGGTACCTCAGGTTACTTTGGTAACATTCGCGGTCGTGGTGCGACAATTACGGACAACGGACACGCACCTGGTTCAGTTCATTTTATGAACTTGTTTCAGAGTGTTGTCGATAACATTTCACAGGGGTCAACTCGTAGAGGAAGATTCTCACCGTACTTACCTTTAGAACATCCAGATATTATGGAGTTCTTGGAAATTGGTACTGAAGGATTCCCGATTCAAGATTTGACACATGCTGTCACCGTAACTGACGAATTTATGGAAGCGATGGTGGAAGGTGATAAAAAGAAAAGAGCTATATGGGCTAAAGTAATTCAACGTAGAGGTGAGATTGGATATCCCTATATCATGTTCTCCGACACCGTGAATAATAAAGCACCTGAAGTTTACAAGGACAAGGATATGAAAATTTATAACTCTAACCTTTGTTCTGAGATTGCTCTACACAACTCTGAAGAAGAATCTTTTGTGTGTGTATTATCATCTATGAACCTATTACATTATGATGAGTGGAAAAACACTGACGCAATTCAAACAATGGTATACTTCTTAGATGCTGTTGTTACGGAATTCATCGATAAGATCGATAGTTTAAGACACGACGGGTCTATCGAAGGACGAAGAGCATTCTTTTACTTAGAAAAAGCTTATAACTTTGCTATAAGACAAAGAGCGTTAGGACTTGGAGTTTTAGGTTGGCACTCATTCCTACAATCCAAGAATCTACCCTTTGATAGTAAAGATACTGCACGTTTGAATGTTGAAGTTTTCAAACTCATAAAAGAACAATCATACAAGGCTTCTGAAGAATTAGCCGAGATGTTCGGAGAACCTGAACACTTGGTTGGTTATGGAAGAAGAAATGTTACTCTAAATGCTATAGCACCAACGACATCTTCGGCGTTTATTTTGGGTCAAGTATCTCAATCTATTGAACCAATTTGGTCAAATGCATATGTAAAAGATGTTGCTAAGATGAAGGTTACCATCAAGAATCCTGTTCTTAAAAAATTACTAAATGATTTAGGTAAGGACAACAAACAGATTTGGGATACTATCAAAAAATTTGATGGATCAGTTCAACACTTGGATTTCTTGACAAACGAACAGAAAGATGTTTTTAGAACTTTTGCTGAAATCAATCAGTCATCAATCATCAACCAAGCTGCGGTACGACAGGATTATATCGATCAGGCACAATCTCTGAATCTTATGATTTCACCCGATATGCCGACAAAAGATGTAAACAAATTGTTGATCGATGCATGGAAGTTAGGTGTCAAGACGTTGTACTATCAACACTCCATGAATTCAGCGCAGGCTTTCGGAAGAAAGAAACTAAACTTGAATGACCTTGAATGCGTGGCTTGTCAGGCATAATGTAGAAATAATCATTATAATGACTGAAAACCCCGACAATAAACTGTTGGGGTTTTTTTATGTCTTAAAAAAAATATTGAAGTATATTTATGAATTATGGCAAACGGCAGAACATATGGATTGACATTTCCCTTTGTAGATTCATTTGATGGAAAATATTTAGATTTAACGGATTATACCGCTGAGGAGATCAGAAGTAACCTTATTCATTTATTGTTGACTCGGAAGGGTTCAAGATATTTCTTACCAGATTTTGGAACGAGATTATTGGAATATATTTTTGAACCCTTAGATGGTCCAACATTTCAGAGTATCGAAGCTGAAATAAGAGATTCTGTGACCAAATACATGCCACAATTACAACTTACAAGTATAAACATTACAGCTCCTGAGAATACACCAGCTGGATTGACCGCTAACACTGCTGGTGGAGTAGTAGATCCTGACCTCAGGACATACAATTCCGACGTAGCTGATTATACCGCAACAGTCCGTATCGATTATGCCATATCGAACGATGTATTCAACACTAAAGATTTTATTATTCTAAATATTTAACAGTATGGCTGAAAGAAGAATATCCTATACCGTACGAGATTTTGCGGCAATCCGACAAGAACTCGTTAATTATACACAAACTTTTTATCCTGAACTTATTGATAACTTCAATGATGCGTCGGTATATTCTGTTTTTTTGGATCTAAACGCTGCAGTCGCTGATAACCTTCACTATCATATCGATAGGAGTATTCAAGAGACCGTTCTTCAGTATGCCCAACAACGTTCATCGATTTATAACATAGCTCGGACTTATGGTCTGAAAATACCAGGTCAGAGACCTTCAATATCTTTAGTGGATTTTTCCATCACAGTTCCTGCTTTTGGTGATAAAGAAGATGAGAGGTATTTGGGTATTTTACGTAGAGGTAGTCAAGTAGTTGGATCGGGACAAATATTTGAAAGTATAGATGATATAAACTTTGCATCTCCCTTCAATCAAGATGGTTTTCCTAATAGATTAAAAATCCCAAACTTTGACCAAAATGGTAATCTTTTGAACTACACTATTACTAAAAGGGAGACTGTGGTAAATGGGATCACAAAGGTATTCAAGAGAGTTATTACACCAAATGATGTTAGACCATTTTTTGAGTTCTTTTTACCTGAAAAGAATGTGTTGGGTGTTACATCAATTATTCAAAGAGATGGTACTTCATATTCCAATATCCCAAGTTCACAAGAATTCTTAGGAGCAGCAGGAAGAATATACGAAGTACCAGCATTGGCTGACGACAGAGTGTTTATTGAAGATCCAACAAAGCCATCAGATGACCCAGCAATCAAAGTTGGGAGATACATTCAAACACAGGAAAGATTTGTAACAGAATATACACCAGAGGGATTCTTGAAAATAACCTTTGGGGGTGGAACAAACACCGCTGAGGATCAATTAAGAGAGTTTACGGCTTTAGACGTACCGTTGAAGATTCAGAGATTCCAAAATAACATGATGTCTTTAGGTTCTACACTAAAAGCCAACACCACTATTTTTATACAATATAGAATAGGTGGTGGTCTTGGAACCAACTTAGGGGTCAATGTTATCAACCAAATAGGTGCGGTAGATTTCTTTGTAAATGGTCCATCTGATATTATCAATACATCGGTAATAAATTCCCTGACCTGTAATAACCTTACCGCGGCTATCGGTGGTGCAGGATATCCATCAACAGAAGAAGTAAGAAACTTTGTTACTTTCAACTTCGCGGCTCAGAACAGAGCAGTAACCATAAATGACTACGAAGCCATTATAAGAAATATGCCTGGTCAGTTCGGAGCTCCGGCAAAAGTTTCAATCACAGAAAATAATAACAAAATTATTATCAATGTATTATCTTATGATTCTTCAGGTAATCTGACACCCGAAGTTTCACAAACGATGAAACAAAATTTAGCTGAATATTTGTCGAATTATCGCATGATAAATGACTATGTTCAGATCGGTAGTGCTCAGGTAATTGATTTGGCAGTTGATATCCAAGTTGTGTTAGACGCATCGCAAAATCAAGGAGCCGTAATATCGAATGTAATAGATAGAATTACTACGTTTTTTAGTCCTACTTTACGAGGATTAGGTGAGGATATTTTAGTATCAGAGTTGAACAGGATTATTCAATCAGAAAACGGAATCATTAGTGTTGGTGAAATTTCGATATTCAATAAGGTCGGAGGACAGTATAGTTCAGCACAAACATCGATGATCTATTCTGATCCTGTGACAAGAAAAATTGGGTTAGTTGATAACACAATCTTCGCAGAACCGAATCAAATTTACCAAATCAGATTCCCAGCAAAAGACATTACAGTTAGAGTCAAAAACTTCCAAACGGTAAACTTCTCCTGATATATATTTTTCTTGATATTTCATTACTTTTAATAAAATAGGTAATAAACTATTTATCTAAGAAAGTATTTTTTAATGTCAAAATCATATAGGTTACCCACACAGATCGGAGTTGATAGACAAATTAACATTGAGTTAGAACAAGATTTCGAACAAATCGAAATTTTATCACTTAAGGTTAGGAGTGAAGAAGTTTACACAAGGATGTGTGCTGACTACGGTGTTGTCGTTGGTCGTGTTTTTTCAAACGGTGGTTATGGTATTCCAAACGCTCGTGTCTCAATATTTGTACCTATAACTGAGGAAGATTTAAACAATGAAATAATTAGGGATCTGTATCCTTATTCTCGAGTAGAGGACGTTAATTCAGATGGTTATAGATATAATCTCTTACCCTACGAACAAAGTCATCAAGGTCACACCCCTACTGGAACATTCCCGAGTAAAGAAGACATACTTACCAACCCTGCTCTTATACAAGTATATGACAAATACTACAAGTATACCGTCAAAACAAATGGTAGTGGTGATTTTATGATTATGGGTGTGCCGATTGGTACACACACATTGGTTATGGATCTTGATCTTTCAGACATGGGACCTTTTTCTATGGGTCCACAAGACCTGATTAGAATCGGAAGAGCAAACGCAGATCAATTTAACGGAGCGGATTTTCAAAGTTCACCCGATTTAGCAACATTACCACAAATTGTTAGCCTTTCCCAATCGATAGAAGTTTCTCCATTTTGGGGTCAACCTGAAGTTTGTCAAATTGCAATTGTTCGTCACGATTTTGATTTAGGACAGGTC